CTCAAGACGAAGCGGCCGGCTATATACCCGCCGATAGCGCAGATCATCGCGCCGTCGGGGTTTGTAGCAATGTCGCCATCCGTTCCGCGTTTTAGAACTCTGACCCTTTGGGGTCGAGCTCTGAGCGCGGTATAACGGATCGCTCCATTCGCGTCCCTTTTGGGGGATCGCAGGAGCGATTCAGGAAGCTTGAAGCCTGCATCATCCGACTCATCGAAAGGGACTGGTCGAAAATCAGCCAGTCCTTTAAGGTAAAGTAGGAAACGGTTAAGAGAAACACCGTGATACAGACTCCAGCGACTGAGGCGATTAAAAGCCGAGTAGACGTGTCTTGCATGCCTTATGCTCCTAAGATATACTCCGCGGATATTTACGCCGTTGAAGTAATCGGAGCCGCAAGACTCTCTAAAAGGGCCCTCGTTGTAACTCTTTTGAAGATTGACAACGAAGCCGCATTCTCCAAGTAGGAAACAAATGTCATCATAGACCTCGCGGTCGACAATGATATCGTCTCCGAAAACGGAAAAACGCGGTATTACCTTCCCAGAACGGGTCGTTCGAGGCTGAACGCCATGAACGTGGTAATAGGCTCTAATCAGTGTCGCGAAAATCAGCGTCTGTAAGGGAAACGTAAAACCATTCCCCATAGAGCTGAACATGTGAAGCTCACAATCCTCGCCATCAACCTCTACGTACTTTGACCGGATAAGGTCAAGAAGCGCAAAGGCCTGACGCGGAAGAAGGAGCCTCACAAGGCTTGTACTGATGGTGTCACTAGCAGAGGATAAGTCGATGGTAGCAAAACTTCCATCGATCGACCCCTGTCGTGCATACCAGCGATTTACGAAAGGTTGTCTGTCTAGGTTGATACCAAAAAACTTTGACAGTATACCTTCAAGAATCGCCCCAGCTCCCAACTGATAAAACATGTTGATGCTGGGTTCAGTGGCTATCGTGCGACTGATTTCTCGGTTCTTCGGCACACAACTAAGCTTTGAACCTCGAACGAGTTGTACATCATTAGACTCCAGCCGTAATTTCTCGGCAAGCAGCCAACGTGGTGACAATCTCGACACGTAGTGTGCGTGAAGATCTGCACAATCAACTGACAAATTACCGCAGAACATCTTGCGATAAAAGTCAGAGAACCGAGTGCCTCTTGAGGCACCCGGACCCGCTCTACCCTGATCCAGACAGCGATCGAGGTCAAGCAAGCTTGACTGTAGGTCACCGGAATGGATATAGGAATAGAGTAGTGATTGTGCATGACGAATTACGGCATTTTCTTGAAGCCGTCGCTCGTCAATTCCTCGACATCTATCGTTGCAGAAAAGAAAGAGTTGTATAGCCTTTCGATCCTGCTCTCGATTGTCTCCTGGAAGCCACTTTTTGAAAAGCGACTTCTTAAGAGACTTTCGAGCCACGATATGAGGAGTGTCAGTAGATAGTATTTCATCTGTTCTGACATCTAGATCTTCCTCCAGAAGTTGCAGCGCTAACTCAGGTTTAAATTTCATGAGTATCTCCGCGAAGGACGTGTTACATTACGCCGTTAACGGAGGTGTCACCCAAACCGGCCGACTGATTACTCAGAAGACCGATATGGGCAGACAGCGCTGCACGAACGTTTGGCGCATCAGCCGTATCAGCTCCAGCAGGAACTGACACTTCGGTGCGAATGATCAGGGGCTTAAACGGCTGTCCTGCAAGGGGCAGCACGCCTTTGATCGTGATCACTTTATAAACGTTCGTGGGCACATTAGCAATCAGACCAGTGACTGGATTGGGTTTCCCCAATGCAGCCATCGACTTCGGTTTCCAAACTGCCAGCTGAAAAGGCTTGCTGACAGAGTGGGCATCGACGCCTGTCTGAGTACCGCCGAGAGCGGTCACCGCGACTTGCTTCGCGTTCACATCCGGTGCAGTATCGACCGTAGTGGTGTACGTGGGAGTCGTGAGACCTGTTTGAGCAGCGCCAGTAATCAACGCCGGAATGGCAATGGCCATTATAGTTCCTTTCCTTAAGGTTTAACCTGTCCCTATACGGGATATGGTTTTTCGGAATAAGGGGGATGCAGTCGCTAGCGCACCAATATTCAGCCATTTCATGCTGTCTATTGGTGGCATTTTAAACACGAAGCCAGGAAGTGGCAACGTGCTGCTAGAACGCACATACCTTATATACTTGTACACGAACCGTGCAGTTTCGTACGGACCAAGCAAGGACATACCAGATATACTACTGATATGCCCGTTGCAAATGTCACGCGTACGGTCGAGCTTAACGGTGCGTTGACCCCATACAAAATTGGAGGTCGACGTCCAGTGAGCCGACAAGGTGTCGCCTACAGAAACGAAGTAATCGACGAGGAAAGACCATGGAACTAGTTCCCATGCCGTTGGTACGACATTGGCTAGATCGAAGCCTCCCGCATCAACTATCCGTTCCAGAGACCCTTGCGAGGCATTGCAAGAGGTTCTGACACCCGCCCTGTACATCACACTGGCCTTCCAGATCATCCTATTCTCATAGGAAACAACGATCGGAAGTCCAAGAACGCCCGAAGTATAATCAGGGTCGTTCTTTGTGCGTTCTGCTTCACCGATACCAATGACGCGACGAATTGCGTCAGATTTGATATCGATTGCGGCATTAGCAGCTGATGTGATGTCACCCATAAGAGGTTTAGCCCCAAAGCTAAATTCTAGCCAAGTATCAGCTAGAACTTGTGGCCAAGAAGGCATACGCTTACCCAACTCATGTTTCGACCTAACCTCTCGTAGGAAAAGGTCGGTCTTGAGTCGG